AGAAGTGAAGGGAGAAAAAATGACAGAAATATCAAATCAAGAAATATTAAAATTCGTGGAATATGTAGATTCGTTCTACAACACAAAAACAGGTGTTTTCCCATTAACAAATCTTTCAGTAAGCCAAATCGTTAATGCGATTTACACCTACATCACCTCCTTAGATGAAACAAAAACTTGGGGTGGAGGAGACAGCGTAGACAGGGAGCGTGTACGCGACATCATCTTGGCACAAAACGAAAATGTGGAGGTAGCATGAACCAAATACTTCAAGACAGATTAGATAAATACACTAATCACTTAAAACAATTACGCTTCGAACAAATCTATCGCTGGACAGCAAATGATGAATTGTCTGACAAAAAAACAGATGAACAACTTTTAGATTTTGTTATCAAAAGATTTGAAACAGAAGAACCAACATACGAATATCAAGAAGGCAAAAGATTCATTCGTGTGGTTCAAAGAGAAGCAAATCAAAACCATGGTTCTGCACATGCTTTCGTAGAAATCCAGACTGGGAAACTTGTAAAGACTTCAAGTTGGGATTCCCCAGCCAAACGAAAGAATGGCGAGTTGCAATCAAAATATAACTTGCTCGATGACAAATCATTTGATGCGTTAATCGAGGAAGCCGACATCTATGGAGGTCACTTATATGTACGATAAAGCAGTCAAAATAACATGGAAAGCATTTAGTAATAATCCACACAGACCAGCAAGACCAGAGACATCATTAACATTTGATGCCAAAGGTTTATTCGATGGTCAAGGTGATTACGACATTTGTAATCAAGTGTTCGAAGATACAAACTTGTATCGTGGAATTGTTTGGGAACAAATCAAAAACAATTTGCCACAAGACAGAACACACACAGCACTTTCAGTCGGGGATGAAATAACTATCTACGATTACACAGACGATAGGAAAACAAGCGTTTATTCTTGTGCTAGCACAGGATGGACTTTGGAATCCTACGACATTGAAATCAATCCAAGAAAAAACAAACCAGCATATTTGCAGGAGGTGTAACTATGGATTTAGTTTTCACGCCGTTAGAGACTTGGCTAATGTTTGGATGGTTTTTCTACATCCTTTGGAGATTAGTTAAGAAGTATGGCTAGATGCTTGACACTAAACCCCAGTTTGGTATAATTGAATTGTAGAAGGGAGACTACAAGATGGCGACATTAACCATTAAAAAAGCCACTCCATCGGCTATCTATCAAGAAGCCTATGAAGCAGG